GCTACAGCACATTGATACTGCTTGGTAAAACGACGAGCCTCTTGGTTAAGAGTTAATTCACCATAGGTGATGTTAGGTGTGATTTTATATGTGAATGGGCTCCAAGGAGTAAAATTACTTGCGTGCGGATCGGCATCTTTTTTCTCTCCAATGTTTTGGAGTTGTCGATCCATGATCTGAATCAGTTTTGTACTGTAGTCTGGATCAGTAGCGTACCCTTCTTTGACTAGTAGACGTGCACATTCATTTCTACTGGCTGCCCTGTTAACACCTTTGTGCCCATCAAAGTCTTTGTACCAACGATCAACAAGGTATGAAACACATGTTTTTAAATCTGGAAAATCAATAAATCCAGCCTTGATTGTGATCCACTGACCGTTGATAAATTCCTTTGTTTCAACCGTAGAGCCAGATCCTTTTAATCCAAAGTAATTGTTTTTACCAGAAGTGTGTTGACCCCAGCCAGATTCAAGTGCCCACTGTGCAGCAACACATTCGGGCCATGCGCTACCAGCTTTTTTTGCTGTTTTAACAACAACGTCCCAAGTAATGGTGCTTTCCTTAATTGGTTTATTGCGATACTTAACAGAAAAAGACTCCAGGACCTCAGGTGTTAACTGAGACTGGAGCCAATTCCATGCGTCAATTTGATGTTGTTCTTTGTTAAAGAACTCAGCAGCGTCTGTAAGTTTAATTGTCACAACACGACTATCAATTGTTTTTATTTTAACTGATAGTAGTGTCGTGTGTTTTAAACCTCAACGTAACCAAGTGGATGCGGTAACGGCGGCAAAGGATCTGGTACGTCCCAGGGGAGTCCTGATGCTTTGTTTAATTCCGCATCAACGCGTGCTGCCAAGGCGTTTTCAATTTCCTTAACGCGGTCAGACGTAAGGGCATCTTTGCACCAGCCCATGACGGTCTCTTTATTGAGACTGAGATAGGGCACCCATTTTTTACGGTCAGCGGGGGCAAGTTCAACAATGCCAGAAGTACTGACTGTGTACTTACCCGCCATCTGATACGCAAACCAATGGATTGCTGTGACTTCACTACCTGGATAGGAAGCGCTATCCGGAAGTCTCCGGTCAAGCAATGAAATTCCCCAGGTAGTTTTGTTCATTTTTCAGCTCTCAACAACTTCAGGATCAATGGCAGGTGCGGGCTCTTCCTCTGGAGCAAACTCAATCGTATCAATCAATTGACCAATGAGGTTTGCAGAAAAAGCAATGAGGTTGCCATCACCAGTAGCACGTGCAGAACCAAAAGAATTGATGGCGCTAACTAGCTGAGACTTTGTGCAAGCCATAATGAACAGATAACTTCAAAGAGTATAACAAAAATCACCAGGGAACGCCTGATTCAGAAGTTGGGTGTAGTTTGGCTTGGATTTGATTGTGCAATGCTTCTTCAATCGAAACAACTTGATCAACGCCAAGTGCTGCCAAGGTCCAGTTCACCGCTTCTTCTTTAGTGAGTTCACTGAAAGGAGTGAAGTTATCAGGGTTGGGTTCACCAAGGCCAACGCTGCCGTAGCAACCAGCAGTTTCACCGTCTTCCTCCAGTGATGCAGTCCAATGGACGGTGTATACAGCGCCATCAGGACAGGTGTCACCATCAGGAAGATGACGCTCAAGGGTAGCAATATCCCAAACAGTGTTAGCCATAGTCAATGATGTTTTCTTTTATTTTACCAGGTGTGATTAGTGAGTAGGTTTACTGGCTCTGGCTGGCTTCTATGTAGGCCACGATGGCCTTCAGTTCAGCAAGCGTGGCGTTGTTCTTGATCATGTTTGCTCGCATCGAGATGACTGCAATGTTGCCGGGCACATACCCCTTGCTGTTGTCGATCCGATCCAGGCTCGGGGAGTTCTCCACTTGATCGCGGTTTGATCTGCCAGCGCCAACACGAGCGAACAGTGGGATGCCCAACACCGGACAGGTTTCGGGAATCTCAATGTCGTCCTTTGTGATGGTGCAGTCCAGTCCGGCGATGCGAGCCCGATTGCGAGCCGCGTAGACCATCTTCTGCCGTGGATCCAGCTCCATGTACTTCTGTATCTCGCACTGACGGCAGCGTGAAATACGAGGCACACCAAGAATGTCCTTCTTTGCCCGCTTGACTTTGTAGAAGTCAGTCTGCGGTTTGTGCTCCTTGCAGATGTTGCACTGACGGAGCGCGGGACACGTTATCACCATGTGCTGATTGCGGTGCGCTTCCATGTGTTCGTGGCAGTGCAAACGTAGATGTAATTGGCATCCCAGCAGATCTCTCCGGCGGTGCCAGTGTCAGATGCTGAGGCTGGTGTTTTTGCAGTGGCAATTCTAACTCGATTGCCGTTCACTTGAAGTAGCGCACCGCCAGAGTCCGATGACGTGCCAACTAACAACCTGCCGGAGCTGTCGATGCGGGCGCGTTCATTTGCACCTGCAGTAAAGAACAACAGGTTTTGACCACTTGCTGGATCAGTCTGTAAGTTAAGGCCGTTACTGTTTGTATAAATAACAGCCGCTCTAGTGTCTGACCCAGAAAATTCAAGGAAAGCGGTTGACGTGGTAGAAGTATTATCAGTATCTTGAATACGCAGTCTGGCATCTACTCCTGCAATGTGAAAAAGTTGCGCAGGGCTAGTAGTGCCAATCCCTACGTTGCCTGCGGTGCTGATCGTTAGGCGCGGTGTATAGGTATTAGTGGATACGGGGTTGATTTCCGTACCAGAAGAATGTGAGATCTGAAAAGCGGTGCCACTGCCGACTGCAAGAATTGGTGACGCTCCAGCCTTTTTAACAAAGCCAAGCCTGGGGCTAGATTGTGCATCCAATCCAAGGATTGCGTCTTCAGCAAAGAAGACAGCAGAACCTCGAACATCCAGAGGCCAACTAGGGCTACTAGTCCCCAGACCTAAGCCGCCACTGGAGTCCAGGCGCATGCGTTCAGTGCCGGCAGTGGCGAAACCAAGTTGATCCGCACCGCTGCGGTAAACCCCAAGATTCGTATCCCCATCAAAGCTGATCGATGGCACACTGGCTGTGCCCGATGGCATCAGCAGTTGGCTCAGAGGATATGCACCCGATGATGGGATGATCCCTTGATAGCCAAGGCTTGCCCATGCTGTGCTGCCGTTGCCAATCTTGATCTTGCCAGTATCCGACTCGATCCCAATCTCACCCGCTAGCAGTGTTGGATTTTCAGCAGTCCAATTGGCAGCAGTATCGCGGCGTTGCTTTTGTAATGCTGAGAGTGTGAGGGTCATCGGGATGCACCGGAATTGATTAGATAATCGCGTACCGGCGTACCGGACGCAGCACCTGCATCAAGGATATAGGTGCGGGCAGGGCTAGCAGCAGCGCTGCCAGCATCAAAGATCAGGTCTGAGAAATCAATCGCGTAGGTAGTCAGCTCAACCTCAACGCTCCATAGATCGCAGGATCCATCGCTGATGACCGGCGGACCGGCATAGCGCCATGCGTAGTCGCTGAGCAATGGGACCGGCGGCGTGACGTAGCCGTTCCATACCTCAGCCGATAGATAGAAGATTCCATAGCTGCCATCCTGTGCGACATAGTGCGCCTTGATCAGATCCAGATCGGCCTCGCTGATGTTGTTGTACGCCAGCTGTAGCGTTTGGTTCACACGGCGATTGCCTTGCCGGTAGCCAACGGTGACGCCAGACAATGCCACACGCTGCACCTGAGGAACATTGCCAGGGATATAGGTGCGGGCCGATGGGATGAGGGCAGGGAACGTCATGGCTAGATCGGCACCGTTTCCAGTTCTACGGTCAGGCTGTAGCGCCGTGGCGATGCGATGCTCACATCAAAGGCGCCGGTATATCGCCACTTGTAACTGGCTGAGCTAACTGGCGGCGTGGTGTACCCGCCCCACACTGCAGCCGATACATCGAATGGGATCAGGCTACCCTCCTGGCCGGCGTAGTGATCCAAAATCTGCTGTGCTTCAGATTCGGTGAGATATTCGTAGCCAAGAGTCAAGCGTTGTGCAATGTAGGCGGAGCCTTGCTTAAATCGAACCTCACCGCCGCTCGTGCCTTTGTATACCTGCTGCGGTATGTCGCCCAAGGTGAGCGATCTTGTGCGTGGCGCCAGCGAGGGGAAGGTTGCCATCAAACGACAGTGAACGTGCCATTGAGCACTTCATTGCTAATTGTAGGCACGGTGCTGCCATGCACCGGGAATTGTGCGGCCTCGATGCTGGTGGTGCCGTCAGTGTTGTGATCGATGGCTGTGATTTGGTAGTACTCAGTCTCGGTGCGGTTGTCGCCAGCGCTGCTGATCCGTTGCTTCTGCACGCAGATGATATTGGTTGGGATCAGGCCGGTAGTGTCGAGCGTGGTCTCGAACTCAATCGAATGCACCGAATAACGCCGCCGCGCTAGAAAGTGCTTTGCGTAGATGATCGCGTGATTGCGATTAGAGCAGAAGTCCGACATGTCGAACTGCTCAACCGGAGCATCAAGACTCACGCCGCTGTAGCGCACCTGCACGCTTTGCTGTGTGCCGATGGCATCAGGGTCATTCTTGCGGAATAGTACCGTGACATTCACGTCGGACTTTTCAGCTGCGCTCACGTAGGTCTTACTGAAGCCGCCAGGCAGGATCTCATCCTCTGTGAATGTAGCGGCTGGCGATAGCGTCGAGGTGCTGATCTGCTGGCTGCCATTCAGTGGCAGCACTGAAGCGAAGCGATATTGTCCGCCAGTCGAGATGAACGACAGCAGGAAGAACGGAGCCGTTTCGCTGATCAGCTCGATGATGTTGACTGACTCAGCGATGATGCCGTTGAACTGCAGGCTGTAGTTATTGCAGAACGTCGCCAACGATGGCATGTTTGTGGTCAGGATTGGTCGCGATACATCAGGCGTTGTGCCAGCCGTCTGCCGCTTGTAGCTGGTGAACAGGTACATGGCCAGATCCACCAGCTGGTTACTGGCACCTTGCGTGCTGCCTGCTGCATCCACGCTGTAGAGCGCAACCCTAATGCCTTGCTCGTAGTAGATCGAGATCTGCCGCGTGGTGGTGGGATAAGAGCCAGCCTCAGGGGGATCGTAGATGTCCCCAACCACTTTTAGGAAAGTGATGTCTGCATAGGAAGAGTTATCAGCGGTCGGCGTGCTGGCAGGGTTGGCGTATTTGCTGATGACGTATTCATATTGAATAGCGGTCAGCGTTCCGGTTGTGGCTGGAAAAGCTGAGTCCAGCGGATTGGCAACACCGAGCATATCCCACACTTCTGTAATGCTGCCAGATGATCCGATGCTGGCAAAAAAAGCCGGGTCAGGCGAGAGATACCCAAGGCCGCCTGTGCCATCTATAAAATCTTGAACAATGCCAACACCACCAGCGGCTGGCGGCGATGTCCCCGCCGCATCCTCAAGAGATTGGTTAAATTCAAATTGCGTGCTAGGTGGCAAGCCAATAGCGGCAAACCATGCGGCAGTCAGATCAGCGCCCGTAACATTATCAAAGAATTCAACAGTTCCGAGAATCCCAATGTTTGTAGTGTCGCCGGTTCCTCTAGCAATGGTTCTATAGCCCCAGTAGCTAGTTGCTAAATAGTCAAGTCGGTTTGTATACGCGCCAGTAGCGGGGATGGATTCGGCAAGGAAAGAATAGGTGTCATTTCCGCAGTACATCCCAGCACCCAACACCGGGCACGTGCCGGGAGATCCTGCAAGCGTTGCGGCGCTGTTGTAGATATTGCTGATCGTGATCGTCTGATCATCCAAGAATGCCATGCAGCGCAGGCCAACCCATGTACGGTGCTTAACTGGACTGCTGACAATCTCACCCTGGCTGACTGGAAACAGGAAGCTGCCTTTGAAGAAATAGGATCCAGCCTTGACCAGTGGCGGCTGAATCCAGACGCCGCCGCTATTGCTGACGCGCTTGCCGAATAGGATCGGTACAGTCTCGCCGGCAGTCGCAATACGCTGATCGGCACCAAGATCGGCATCTGGTGTTTTGCGATTGCCGGGTGAACGATCCTTGTTGGTTACAGATTGATTGGGTGGCGACTTAGGCGCAGGGAATCCGCATGTGTCTTGGGTTGTATTGACCACACCCTTGGCACGTTTCAGCCGCCGCCTGATGCGCTTTTTATCAGTGAGGCGATCAAGCCATTTGTTAGCCGGTGACAGCCTGCTCATTGTTCACACTCCTTGCATCGGCTCAGTAATGATGCCAGTACCAACGGGGGCAGCACAGCAACGCATTCATCAATGCACTCAACGCCTTGAAGCTCAGCGCCGTCGGCCGTTAGGTAGATACGACGATCATCCTCAACGGCCAAGGTGACACCTTCATGCGTACAACCATCAGCGCATTGCACCTTCAGTTTCACTGCTCCAATGATCCTGCTCATCGTCCTGTAAACCTCCCGATCAGATCAGATGCCACCTTGCGCGTCGGCACTTGTGCCTTTGTCTTATCGATCATTGGGCTGACCGTCCAGGACACTGAATCATCATCAACCTGTGCGCCATCGATGCCGCCAATGTAACGGCTGATCAGCTGGGCGCTCCCTGGATCCACCGCATCCATACCAGCATCCTGCAGGTAAAGCGATGCGATCACCAGCCGGTTGGTGCCGATGGCAGTATCGGTGAGATCGATCACGTCGCCAGTGGCTGCAATCTCAACCGATAGATCACCGATGCTATTGGCTGCACGCAGCGAGAAGCCTGAGGCAGTGAATGGAATGTAGACGAAATCACCTTGCACATCACTATCGATCAGCGACATGTCCTGCGGCACTTGGTAGAAGTTCTGCCATCGCCGTGTCGGTGTGCGCTTGCCGCCGCTGTAGACGCTGTTGCGGTCAGCGTAATACTCAAGGAAGCAAAGCAGGTCGTATTCAGCCATTACGCCAGCCCTAGCGACCGCCGCACGCTGCTGTCACCAGCAAGCAGGCTGAGCGTTTGATTGACGCCAGCTTGGACAGCTGCGCTGAGATCTTCGGTGGTGACGAAGTTCGTGCCATCCATCTGAGTGACTGGGCCAGTCTGAATACTGACGCTGGCGCCACCTGGCGCCACCATGCCGCCTTCAGCAAAGCGAGGGATGGCAGCTGGGCCACGCACACCAGCCATCCAATTGGCGGCAAACGCGCCAGCCTTGGATTGCGGCACGATGTATTCCGGTTCGCCGCCTTCGCCCACCATGGCCAGGGTCGGGCCGCTGACCACGCCACCCTCAGCGAATTGGGGGATTTGAGGCATGGGCAACTGCGGGATCTGTGGCAGTCGCAGACGGGCCAATGCAGAGTTAGCGCCACGGATCACGCCATTGATTGCGTTCACCACGCTGCCGATGGCACTGCCGATGCCATTGAGGATTTGATTGACGATGCCGCGCACGGCAGTGAACGCGGCTTTGAAAGGCGCCGTGATCGCATCGGTTACAGCCTTGAACGTGTTGGCGATGCCTTGAACCAGCACGCTGATGGCCTGGCTGATGGGCTGCACAAAGCTGACGTTCACGAACTGAACAACAGCCTGAAATCCAGCCACCACCGGATCGATAAACACCGTCTTAAAACCCTGCGCAGCCTGCTGCAGCACATAGCCGATGGCCTGAAATGCTTGGCCGATTTGATCGCGGAAGGCGTAGATCGCCACGCCGGCAGCAACAGCAAGCGCCACCCAGCCGACCGGGCCTGTAAATACAGCAACTAAAACTGGTCCTAGGCCACTCAGTGCCGCAACCAATGGGCCGATAGCTCCTGCAAATCCTGCGATCACAGCAGGGATGCCAGCAAGCAACGGGCCAAGCGCGGTGAAGATTGTGACGATGGACGCCAAGGCCGGGGCAAATACAACCAAGACAGCGGTCAGAGCGCCGATACCAGCCACAAGGTTTTGCACCGGTTGCGGTAAACCAGAGAACCATTGCGCCCAACCTGCAATGGCCTGCGCCACCTGCGTCAGGTAGGGCAGCAGTGCTGTGACGGCCTCATTAAATGGCCCGGCGATAGATCGCGCGATGCCATTCAACGCATCGTTGAACTTATCCGCAGCCTGGGCCATCTCAGTGTCAATAGTGGCTGAGTATTGACTGAGCGCATCCCGACCGCCATTCAGCATCGGGATTAGGTTCATGCCTGATTTGCCGAATAGCTCCATCGCAAGCGCAGTTTTCTGTGCGCCATCTGGCAATTTGGCGAACTTATCCGCCAGGTCCAGCATGATCGCGTCAACGCCGCGAATCTTGCCCTGAGCATCCGTTGAGCTGATGCCAATTGCCTTCAGAGCTTCATTGGTTTTGGATGCAGGGTCAACAATCCCTCTGGATAGCCGCCCCATCGCCTTGGCGACTTCATCGATGCTGCTGCCTGAATCCTCTGCTGCTGCGCCGAACTTGCTCAGGATTGGAACTGCAACGCCTGTGCGCTGACTGAGATCGTTCAGGTTGTCAGCTGCATCAATGGCACGCTTGCCCATTGCCGTCAGGCCCGCGATGCCGGCAGCGGGCACCAATGCACCAAGCGCACCGCCGATGCCAGCAGTCGCGCCTTTTAGCCGGCTGAACGTACCGGATAGCCCGGTCGCTTCTTTATTCGTTTTGCCAAGCGCACGATCCAGATTCTCGATCTGGGCCAGACCGTCAACCTTTGCCTTGATCGTCAAGGCTGTCGTCATGTCCAGCGCCATGCTCAGCCCTTGCGCTTGTTAATCGCTCCCACCACTGTAGCCTCAATGATCTGTAGGTCACTGAGCACCTCAGCCGGATCAGCGATCTGCAGCAGATCAAACACCCAACGCACGGCGCTGTAGTCCAATCCGATCAACGTACCGGAATCACTGCGCCATTGCGTTTGCACCTTGAGGAACACGAGCACAGCTGGCCATGCATCCGGCTCCACTTCATAATTAACGGCCGCTTTGCTTGGTGGTGGTTCGATGCCGAAGATCGCCGCATCCTTGGCGGTTTCATCGATCTGCATCCCACCAAGCCAGTGCTCAGCGGCCCCTATTAGTTTTTTCGCTTCTGCTCCACCAGTGACTCGAAGTAAGCAGCCACCAGTGAGCCGGCCATCATTGGCACATCCAACAGTTGAGCCTTCACTGCATTGCTGAATGGCACGGGCTCGCCATCGCCATCCACGATGCCATCCCATCCCACCAGGATCTCAGCTGCAATGCTCTGATCGCTGATGCCCTCGCCGGAATCCTCGCCGCGTTCAGCAGCGTTCACCCGAAGCTGCACTTCGCGCTGGATCTCGTTGATGCGGCTCTGAGGCAGCCGCTTGAACTCAGCATCAAATGTCTGCCGCTCTCGTTTCCCCCCATTGGCCGGCAGCCTAATGCTCACCGGCCAGGTGTAGGAGTCCGACTGTTTGAGGACAAAAGCCACGCGGATCAGGTGAAGACAATCTCCATCTCATCATTGCCCGAATCGGTCGGGGTGGCAATGTACGGCAGAGTCAGCATCTGGATTCCATCCTCATCGCTGTAGGACGGATTGCCCAGATCGATCTGCCCAGCCGTAAAGGTCACGATATTGCCGGAGGTTTGGCCGTGCTGGAATGTCAGATTGCCGGTGCTGTTGCCGGTGGCATCCGTAAAGAAGTTATGAGTGCCAACGGGCACGGCCTCGATCATCACCTCGCCAGCGGGTGCGCGATTCGTGATCAGCACCTCCTTTGTGCAGCCCACTAGCTCGCGGTAGACCAGCTCATTGGCCAGTTCCATCGTGAAGCTCTGCAGGCAGCCGGCATAGCTGAACACCTCGAAGCCGGTAGTGTTGCCCTGCTTGAACACCACAGGATCAGCCTGGTTGGCGTAGGTGGGGCTGCCCAGCGCCACGTCCGTAGGCGTGTTGTAGATGCCGGTGAACTCAAACGCGATAGTGGGGATCTCGCCCACAGCGCAGTTCAGCGAGAAGGTACCGCGGCAACCGGTGGCCTTATGCAGCACGCCATCGTTGTTGAAGTAGATGGTGACCGACTTAGGCGAAGCGTCGCTGTTCGGCTCATAGGTCACGCTTGCGCCAGCGCTCACCGTCTCAGTAAAGCTGCAAGCACGCAGCAGCGGGCCATAGGCGGGCGCTGTGCCACGAGTGCCAGATCCTGCCAGCTCCACCTCGAAGTTAACCAGCACACGGGTCTGGGCCAACAGCTGCTCAGATTGGCCGAGATAAGGCCGGATCAGTTCACGGCTAACGGTTTCGGCCTCAAGCGGTGTCACCTCGATATTGCGCACCAAAATGGCGTTGGTCCCAACAAGAGGCGTAGGGTCAACGGCGTAAGTGGTTTCGATTTCGGCCAGCAGCAGCTGGCGGCGGGAAAGCAGCGGCATGGCTTGGCCGGATGGGATCTTTCATCCCATCGTAGCTGGCTCAGCTGATAGCCAAATTAGTGACTGACGTGCGATAACGCACAAGATATTGAAGGGCGATCACACCAGCGGGTTGATCGGCTTCGATCATGTCAAAACTTGCCGACTGTGGCTGCACATCGATGGCATAACCGCCCAGCGTGAGATCCGCCATGATCCTGCTATGTGCATCAGCCACAATTGGATCAGCCAGTTGATCCGGCACCATGCCGCGCACAATAATTGCAACCCGCACTGTCAAGCTCCAATCGAGCGTTGGCAGGCTGGTATTTTGAGCTGCTGTGTCATTCAACGGCTCGATCACAATTGCAGGACTTTCCTGCCGCGCCAACGGTTCCACCCTGCTGCGGTAGATCCGCGTGCCTACACCCGTGGTGCCGGTGAGCGCTGTGCGGATCGCAGTCAGTACCTGTTCGCGTTTGGTGGTCATCGTTAGGCGGAGGCGACTTGCACCACTGTGCAGATGATGCCAGGAATTGAGGGATGTGCCGGGCTGGTTTCTGCAACCTCAGCGTGGATATAAGCGGCGACGTTACTTGTCATCCACATCAGCTCGATGTAGTCGTTTGCTGCCAAGCTCAGAACGAAGTTCACGGTACCGATCACGTTGCCATCAATACCGCCATGGCTTGAGATGATGCTAAACCGACTGTCACTGGCCGGCACATCACCAAGGCTGCCGGCATTGTTCTTGCGCAGCCAGACGTTGATGTCGTGGATTTGAGCGTCGCTGTTGCTGAACTGAATTGAGAAGGTGATGCTGTAAATACCTGGATAGTCGACCGTGATGCGGCCATCAGAGATGATCCTGACGCCGCGGCTTGCCGTGTCAACCTGTCGCAGCTTGATCGGATATGCCGTATTGATGGCGGCCGCAATTTGCGAAGTGCTATCCCAGAACGATCCCCAGTAACCAGGGCAGCCGTGATACGGCAGCTTGGCCCAAGGCGATCTGCCATCGCCAATCTTCAAGTTCTGCGTGTCGCTCTCAAGGCCCAGCTCGCCTGCCGTCAACACAGGATTCAGCGCTGTCCACTGGCTGCGTGTGTTGACCTTGATAGGACCGCTCACGCTCCGCCACCATCGATGATGTCAGGAAGCGCAGTGGAGATGTAATAGGTCAACGCTGACCATGCGTTGGTGCCATCGCCAACCTTAATGCTACGAGTGTCGGTTTCAATTCCAAGCTCACCATCTAGCAACACTGGATTCTCGGCTGCCCAGTTCGCCGCGGTATCACGCCGCAACCTTAGTCGTGCAATGCTGCTCATGCTGCACCTCCTCCAATCACGTTGCCTTCAATATAGGTAGTTGAAGCTGCGCCACCGTCCAGTTCAGGGTCCAACTGCGCATTGCCTAGGTCGTCGATCACATCGTTAACATCGCCTGCGTCGATCGCGGTGATGGCCTGTTGCAGGTCAGTAGCGACACTACGCATCAGCCCCACTTGGCATAGCTTGCCATCATCAATCAATCGCGTCTCGCGCACCGTGTACGGCACGCCATTCACGTTCACCTGAGAGCCGTATACAAGATCGCCAAAGTCCGATGCTTTGGCTGTCAGGGTGTAGTCAGTGCTGAGCACTTGATCACCAGCGATCACTTCCATTGGCATGTCAAGGATGCCCAATGCAGAAACGGCGCCAGCTGTGACACTGACGCCGAAGTCGGCCAAGAACGCATCCAGGTTCTCGGTCAGCGCCATCAGCTGTACTTCTTGGAGCCGAGGGCCTGCACCGACACAGCACCAGTGCCGCTGCCGCCGGTCACGGTGAAGAGTACGCGAACGTAACGACGCAGGTCGTTGCTGTTCAGGTAGATCTTCTCGCGGAATGCGGTGTTAGCAGCAGCAG